TTTAAAAAATCTTCTGAAAAAGCTGAAGAAAATGTTGAAAAGATTAAAGCAGAATTTGAAGAACTTATGGTTGAATTACCAGAACTTCAAGACTTGTTAACTGAATTAGATACTCAAGTTCAAGGGATGGGTGTTAGTATTCCATCTGCTATAGATTCAGTATCAGCAGAACTTAAAAAGCTAACGAGTGTAGCATTTATGGTTACAACTGTAGCTGATACAGTAGGAAGTGCCTTTGGAGAATCATTTAAAGGTATTGTCAAAGGTTCAATGACAGCACAAGAGGCATTAAGAAATTTATTTATGCGTACAGCAGATGCCTTTTTAGATATGGCAGCACAGTTAATAGCAAAACAAATACAAATGAGAATATTGGGTATTGGGTTGAACTTTTTTGGTGCAGGAGTAGGTGGAAGTGGTGGTGGTCAGTTTTTAGATAGCAATGCAGTTCCTTTAGTAGATCCTTTAACGGGAATAGGCACAGCAGCAAATGGTGGTTATATTCCAGGTCGTAAACCTACACTCGTAGGAGAAAGAGGTGCTGAATTATTTGTTCCTAATACTGGAGGTACTGTTATTCCAAACCATGATTTAGGTGGATTGGGTGGTTCAACAAATATAGTTGTAAACGTAGATGCTTCTGGTTCTTCTGTTGAAGGAGATGAAGAACAAGGTAGGCAACTTGGTGAATTAATTTCTGCTGCTATACAATCAGAATTAATTAAACAAAAAAGACCAGGAGGTATGCTTGCATAATGGCTACGTTTCCTTCGATAAAACCTACTTACGGACAACAAAAAAGATCCGCACCAAATACCAGAACTGTTCGTTTTGCTGATGGGTTTGAACACAGAATATTATTTGGTTTGGCAGAACATCAAAATCCAAAAGTTTATAACTTTACTTTTAATGTCTCTGAAGTTGAAGCAGATGAGATAGAAACCTTCCTTGATGCCCGTGCAAACGATAGTGCCAGCTTTGATTTTGAAGCACCAGGTCAAACTGCTGCACAAAAGTTTGTTTGCGAAACTTGGTCAAAATCTATACCATATAACAATAGAGCAACGATCCAAACAACATTTAGAGAAGTATTTGAACCATGAGTACTGCTCCGATTATTACTGATCTTCAAAAGATCAATCCTTCAGCAATAATTGAATTATTTACCCTGACTACCGATGCAACTCTGCATGGATCTGCACAGACCTATAGATTCCATAATGGAACAAGTTTAAATGCTAACGGAGATATTATCTGGGCTGGCAATCAATATTTAAAAATGCCAATAGAGGCAGAAGGTTTTGCTTTTCAGAAAGGTCAACTTCCTAGACCAACTTTGACTATCAGTAATGCTCTTGGAACTATTACAGCTATTTTGTTAAACGTAAATGCTGTGACTACGGGAAATGATTTGACGGGAGCTACTGTAACTAGAATCAGAACTTTGGCACGTTATCTTGATGCTGTTAATTTTCCTACGACAACAACTAGCACTACGACTACGGAAACTATTGCTAATCCTGCTGATGCCGAAACTGTAACTTACACTGTTACTGTCCATAACCCTGGTAGTGGTAATATTTTTAGAATTAATGGTGTAAATAATCCTGTTATTACGATGAAAAGAGGATCTACTTATATTTTTGACCAATCAGATTCTTCAAATAGCGGACACCCTTTAGCAATAAAATCTGATGCTGGAGGATCACAGACAACAACTGTAGTCGGAACTGCTGGAAATGCAGGAGCTACAGTAACTTATCAACCAGCATATCCTTCTGCTCCAAATGATTTAAGATATTATTGCACAGTTCATGGAAATGGAATGGGTAATACAATCACAATGAACGACCCAGGTACGCAGACTCAAGATACAGTTACAACTACAACTCAACAAGTAAATCCATTGGGTACACCAGATCCTACAGCAGAATTTCCGCAGGAAATTTATAAAATAGATAGAAAATCAGCAGAAAATAGAGAAGTAGTTTCATTTGAACTTGCAGCAGTATTTGATTTAGCTGGTATCAGAGCACCCAAAAGACAATGTACTAGAACCGAGTTTCCTTCGATTGGTACATTCATAGCATGAATTGGAAAGAAGAAGCACTTGTTCATGCGAAAGACCAAGATCCTAAAGAGTCTTGTGGTCTTTTATTAAATATTCGAGGAAAAGAAAGATATTATCCTTGTCGTAATCTTTCAATGACAGATCATCAATGTTTTATTTTAGATCCAGAAGATTATGTCAAAGCAGATAATATGGGAGAGATAACAGCTATTGTTCATAGCCATCCTGTAACACCTCCTGTTGCTAGTCAAGCAGATCAAATTGCTTGTGAACGCAGTAATCTTCCTTGGCATATTGTTAATCCTAAAACAGAAAAATGGGGATATTATGAACCATGTGGATATAAACCTCCTTTACTTGGTAGGCCGTGGGTTTGGGGTGTTACTGATTGTTGGAGTTTAGTTAGAGATTGGTATAAAGAAGAAAAAAATATTGAACTGAAGGATTGGGATAGACCTATAACACCAGAAGAGTTTATATTGAATCCTTTGTTTCAAAGTTGTGCTTGGAGAACAGGTTTTAGAGAGTTAAGACCAGATGAAAAGCTAATAAATGGCGATGCTTTATTAATGTCTATTGGATCTCCTGGTTTAAATCATGTAGCTATTTTCTTGGATGGGGATGTTTTACATCATTTAACCGATAGACTATCTTGTAGAGAGCCTTATTCTCAATGGTTGTTAAAATGCACAGGAGGTAGGTATCGTTATGTTGCGTAAATTAAAATTATATGGCGAGCTTGCAGAATTTGTAGGGCATAAAGAGTTTGAAATACAGGTAGATAGTCTTGCAAAAGCAGTTAGTTTTCTTGTTAATAATTTTCCGCAAGTAGAAAAATATATGAATCCTCAATATTATCAAGTAAAAGTTGGTAATTATGCTGTTAATGAAGAAGAAGTACACCACCCAATAGGACAGGCAGATATACATATTGTTCCTGTTATTACTGGTGCTGGTAGAGGCTTTGGAAAAGTATTATTAGGTGCTGCTCTTATTGCAGGTGCGTTTGCGTTTTCTCCTTTAACATTAGGTTCTTTCACAGCTAAAGGAGTAGCAGCAGGAGCAGTTCCATTCGCTAAAGTAGGATTTTTAGCTAAAGCCTCTTTATATGTTGGAACAAGTTTAGTTTTATCAGGTGTAACTGATATGTTATTTCCTTTGCCAAAACCAAAAGAATTTAAATCAGAACAAGATCCACAATTATCATTTAGTTTTTCTGGAACTCAAAACACATCACGGGCTGGTACTCCCGTTCCAATAGTTTATGGAGAAATAGTAACAGGATCAGTTGTTATAAGTGGTGCGATTGATACTCAGCAGGTACAAGCATGACAGACGCACCAAAAAATATCATTGGTTCTGGTGGCGGTAGTCCTCCGCCTCCCCCTCAACCGACAAGAACTCCTGATACTTTACACAGTAGGCAGTTTGCTACTTTTCTTGATCTTATTTCTGAAGGAGAAATAGAAGGTTTTGCTACAGCTTCAAAAGAAGGACTTATAAAGGGAACTGCTGCATATAATAATGCTGCGTTAAAAGATGTATTTTTAAATGATACTCCTGTTTTAAAAGCAACAGCCACCTCCGCTTCTCCAGCTACAACTGATTTTAACTTTCAAGACGTAACATTTAATCCTAGATTTGGAACGTCAGATCAGACAAAAGTTCCAAAAATTGAGAGTAGTTCTTCTATTACAGCAGTAGGAGTTACTGTTACTCAATCTTCTCCAGTTACTAGGCAGATCACAAATTCTAATGTTGATGCTGTTAATGTAACGATTACTGTTCCTCAACTACAAAAAGCAACAGATAAAGGAGATTTATTAGGTTCTTCTATTTCATTAAAAATAGCTGTTCAATATAATTCTGGTGGTTTTACCGATATTATCTCTGACACTATTAGAGGAAGAACTGCTGATGCTTACCAAAGAGATTACAGAATAGAACTAACAGGTTCTTTTCCTGTTGACATAAGAGTTACCCGAGTTACTGCCGATAGTTCAGATTCGAGTTTACAAGACGCATTTCAATGGACAAGTTTTGCTGAAATAATTGATGATGCTAATACTTATGCGAATAGTGCTTATGCCTCCCTTCGATTGGATTCTATGCAGTTTCAATCAATACCTAGTAGAAAGTACAGAATTAGAGGAATAAAAGTAAGAATCCCAGGAGCGGGTGCAAATAGTTCGGGTACTCCAAGTGTGGACAGTGCAACAGGCAGGATAGTGTACCCAGACGGATATATTTTTAATGGAGTTATGGGTGCTGCTCAATGGTGCTCATGCCCTGCGATGGTGCTACTTGATCTTCTTACAGATACTAGATATGGATTTGGTAATCATATAACTGATAGTTCTCTTGATCTTTTTTCTTTTGTCACTGCTAGTAAATTTGCAAATACGTTGGTATCAGATCATTTCGGAGGGGAGGAAGCTAGATTCAGTTGCAATGTAAATATTCAATCATCAAGTGAAGCATTTGATCTAATAAATGAACTTGCTGGTGTCATGAGATGTATGCCAATATGGTCTGCTGGTAGTATTCAACTTGCACAAGATAGTCCAAAAGATGCAAGCTATTTATTTAATCTTGCTAATGTAACTGAAGAAGGATTTAGTTACTCAGGAAGTGGATTAAAAACAAGAAATACTGTAATTTCTGTTTCTTACTTCAATATGGATAGTAGAGAAATAGATTATGAAGTTTATGAAGATACCGCTTCAATAGCGAAGCTAGGGGTAATTATTAAGCAAGTGAAAGGATTTGCGTGCACCAGCCGAGGTCAGGCTAGAAGATTAGCAAAAGCTATTTTATTTGCAGAACAAAATGAAAGTGAAATTGTTGCGTTTGCAACTTCTATAGATTCTGGTGTTGTTGTAAGACCTGGTGCTGTAATTGAAATAGCTGATCCTGTACGTTCTGGTCTTAGAAGAGGTGGAAGAGTAAGTTCTGCCACAACTACGCAGATTACTGTAGATGATTCTGCTGCAACCGATTTACCAACAACAAATAATCCAACATTAAGTGTCATATTACCTGATGGAACTGTTGAAAGTAAGTCAGTATCAAGTGTCTCAGGTGCAGTTATAACAGTATCTTCTGCTTTCTCTCAGACTCCAAATCCTAATACAGTTTGGTTATTGCAAGATGATACAGTTCAAGCTCAAAAATTTAGAGTAATAACAGTAAATGAATCTGATGGTATAAATTATGCGATTACTGCTTTATCTTATGTAAATGAAAAGTACGCATTTATTGAAGATGGTGCAACTTTACCAACAAGAACAGTATCGGTATTAAATCTTCCAAAAGATCCTCCTTCTGCCTTACAGGCTGAAGAAAAAATAGTTGAAATAAATAATCAAGCGGTATCTAAAGTTATTGTCAGTTGGCAACCTATTGTCGGTGTCACGCAGTATCAAGTTAACTATAGATTTAATAATGGTAACTTTGTCTCTACAACAGTTTCTTCTCCTGACTTTGAAATATTTAATACTGATATTGGAACGTATGAGTTTCAAGTATTTAGTTATAATACTGCATTACAAACAAGTGCTACCTCTGCTGATCTAACTTTTAATGCTGTTGGTAAAACTGCCTTGCCATCAAATGTTACTGGATTATCGGCCGAACCAATTAATGAAAAATTAGTAAGATTACGTTGGAATAGATCTACAGATTTAGATGTTACTCATGGAGGTAGGGTATATGTTAGACATTCTCCTCTAACTAATGGTAATGGTACATTTACTAATAGTACTGACTTGATTCAAGCACTTAGTGGTGCTACCACATCTGCGGAAGTTCCATACCTTGAAGGTGAGTACATTTTAAAATTTCAAGATGATGGCGGTAGATTCTGTGCAGGAGAAACAAGTGTAATTATTGATCTACCAGATAACCAAGCTCCACTTGTTACGCAAACAAGAAGAGAAGATTTAGATAATCCAAAATTCCAAGGTACAAAGACTAATGTTGATTTTGAAAGTGCATTTAATACTATAAATCTAACTGGTGGAGGTAATTTTGATAGCATCACAGATTTCGATGCTGTTGGATCATTAGATGATTTTGGTGGAGTTGTTTCTGAAGGTACTTATGATTTTGGTGGAACTGCTGGTGGAGATACTTTAGATTTAGGCGGTGTGTTCAGTCTTGATCTCAAACGTCACTTCCTGACAGAAGGTTTTTATCCATCAGATTTATTTGATTCGAGAGGTTTGATTGATGATATTACAGATTTTGATGGACTTACAGCTACAGAAGTCAATGCTGAAATGTTAGTAAGGGTTACACAGGATAATCCATCTGGATCTCCTACTTATTCTGATTTTCAGACTTTTGCTAATGGAACTTACAAAGGTAGAGGATTTCAATTCAGAGCAAAACTTACAAGTACAGATACTGCACAGGATATTAGAGTTTCTCAGCTAGGCTATACAGCATCTTTACAGAGAAGAACAGAACAAGGTAATGTAACAGCAAGCGGAGCAGGAGCAAAGGCTGTTACGTTTACCAATCCATTTTTTGTTGGTACTTCTTCTTTGCTTGGAGCAAATACTAATTTACCCTCTGTTGGTATCAATGCTCAGAATATGGCATCAGGAGATTTTTTTGAAGTAAGCAGTATTTCTGGAACGGGTTTCACTGTTCACTTTAAAAATTCATCAAATGCTTCGATTGATAGAAATTTCACTTATCAGGCTGTCGGATTTGGCAAGGGATGATAAGATAAAATAAAATATTACCGAAATGGCAAGAGTCAATAGTACAACTAAAGAAACGGGTAATAATTTTAATGTAGCCAATGGAACGGGTGCTGCTGTCCGTGCAGGAATAAATGATATTTTTTCGGCTTTAAGAACAATAAACTCTGCAAGTGGAGATCCCTCTGGTACAGGAAATGTAGTTCAATTCCAACCTCATATAGATTCATCAACTAATTTATTAAAAATTTGTACAGCGGTATCCTCTGGAACGGGTACGTTTACAACTATCGGAAATATTACACAAGCTAATTTAGGTTTAGCTCCAGTAGCAGGAGCAACATTTACAGGAGATGTTATACATAATTACACAACAGCTTTACAGATACCTGTTGGAACTACTGCACAAAGACCTGGTTCACCCTCAACAGGAGACTTTAGATTCAATAGTACGACCACTTCTGCTGAAATATATAACGGATCTGAGTTTACGGCTGTGGGGGGCGGTGCTGGAGCTACGGGAGGAGGTAATGATGAAGTATTTTTTGAATCGGACACTAACGTGACAACAAATTATACGATAACATCAGGAAAAAATGCACACACAGTTAGTCCTATTGTTAACTCAGGTGTGACTATTACTGTGCCTTCTGGCAGTTTACTTGTTATTCTTTAATTATGGCTTTAAACATTAATGGCACTACTGGTATTTCTGGAGTTGATGGATCAGCTTCCGCACCAGCAGTAACAGGAACAGATAGTAATACAGGAATAAATTTTGGCTCTGACATTTTAGGATTTAATACTGGAGGAGTTGAAAGAAGTAGATTTGATGCAAACGGAAATTTATTAATCGGCACTACTTCTTTTAATAATGGTAATTTTACTGGTTCTGGGCATGGAATAACAATCGGAGGAACAGCTCCGCAAATTACATTACATCAAACTGGTAATAATACAGATACTTTCTTTGGAAATAATGGTACTAATTTTTATTTATATTCTGCTGATAGTATGAATATGGTTTTCGGAACCAATGATGCAGAAGGTATGCGTCTTACAAGTGGTGGTAAATTTTATGTAGGCACTACAAACGGAGCTTATGGTAATGATGCTTCACAACATGCTGCTATAGTTAACTCTACGGCTGTTCAATATACTCTTTCTTTACGCAATACTGTTGATGCTGGGGGATCAGATGGAAGAGCATTATTAGTTGCCTGTGGTAAATCAACAGGTGGTCGTTTAATATTTTTTGAAAGAGCAGATGGCACAACAGTTGGAAGTATTACTCATAATGGTAGTGCTACAGCTTTTAACACCTCTTCTGATTACAGACTTAAAGAAAATGTAATTGGTATATCTGATGGTATAACAAGATTAAAAACTCTAAAGCCATCAAGATTTAATTTTATTGCTGATGCAACTAAAACAGTTGATGGATTTTTAGCACATGAAGTAACAGCAGTTCCAGAAGCTATAACAGGAACTAAAGATGAAGTTGATTCTGATAATAACCCTGTTTATCAGGGAATAGATCAAAGTAAACTTGTACCTTTACTTACTGCTGCATTACAGGAAGCTGTTGCTAAAATTGAAGTATTGGAAACAAAAGTCGCTGCATTGGAGGCTGGATAAATGACAGCAAAGATTAAACTAAACGCAGCATCAGGTGGTGGGTCAGTAAGCCTA